GGCAATGTGCAAAACACAATGTCACAACCATTTAATCCTAATTTGCCACAAGTAGGGATTAATGCAGGTCAAAATTATCAAGATGCTTATATGCAACGCCTTGCCCCTCAAATTGGGCAACAGCGTGAATTGCTAAATAATCAATTATCAAATCAAGGTATTCCAGTTGGTTCAGATGCTTGGAACAAAGCTCAAATGAATCAAGGTCAAAAAGAAAACGATTTGTATGCCGCGGCAACAACTCAAGGATTTAATACAGGTTTACAAGCAAATCAACAAGCTTACAACCAAGCTTTGACCAACTACAATATGCCACTCAATACTTTGAGTGCTTTGCGTACTGGCGCACAAGTGCAAAACCCAACATTCGTAAATAGTGCAAATCAAGCGACTACCGCTGGCCCTGATTTATTGGGCGCGGCATCTAGCCAATACAATGCGGCTTTGGGTAATACTAATATGCAAAATGCGGCTCAAGCTAACCTAAACAGCGGTTTGATGGGTCTTGCTGGTGCTGGCATTATGGCTTCTGATGAGCGCATGAAAGAAAATATTACTGCCATCGGTATAGCTGATAACGGCTTAACCGTGTACAAGTACGAATACAAACCTGAATTTAAAGACCATCAATTAGCTGGTCATGGATTCCATGTAGGTTACATGGCTCAAGAAGTAGAGCAAGTCTATCCTTACGCAGTTAAAACCCTCAATGACGGCTATAAAGTCGTAGATTACGGATTGCTATGAACCCATATATCAACCCTGCCATGCAATCACAAGATTTAGGTGGCTTGAACCCTGTTTATCAAAACATGGCGGCTCAACAACAGTTTGAGAACCAAGCGGCTATGCAAGGGCAACAATTAGCCCAACAAGCAGGACAAACTGCCCAACAGTCCAATCCTATGGCTTTGGCTGGTGCTTTGCGTAAGTCTGCGCCTACCGATCCTAATGCTCAAAACATGAAGGATGCCCAAATGAATAATTTGAGCGCATATAACCCATACACGCAATACCAAACTTCACAGAATTACGGTACTAACCCGTATTCACAGCAAAGTTTAATGTTGGCTTCCCAAGACGCAGGAATGTAATATGGCAGATCCTAATACAATCAATTTAGCTGGCAATCTTCCAATGGAAGATCAAATTGCCCAGCAACAGATTAACCGCCAACAACAAATGGCTCAATTGTTGATGCAACAAGGTCAACAACAGCCACAAGGTCAAATGGTCAGCGGTCATTATGTTGCACCTAACTTTTTCCAATACGCTACTCCATTGCTCAATACTTATTTGGGCAAAAAAGGTATGGAACAAGGCGATACCGAAATGGCTAAATTGGCTCAAAAGATTCGTGAAGGTAAAGAATCAGAGAAACAAGCCGCTATTCCATTGCTCAAGCAAGCTAAATTTGATGAATTATTGGCGTTGCCTAATCAATATGGCGGTGCATCACCATTCCAAGATGTATCAATCAAGCGTTTAGCTCCTGAATTGCCAACTTCTGCACAAGAATTGGAATACGCTAAAACCCATCCTGAATTGTTGCCATTTATTACAGAAAAAGCTAAAGCTGGCGCAACAAAAGTTATTCTTCCTGCTACAGAAAACGCTTATAACCAAGCATTTGGTAAAGGCGTTGCAGAACAAGACTTGGCTCTTAAAAGTATTGCTGAAGGTGCTAAAACTACTGTCAACAATATTGCAAGACAAAAACAAATCCTTGATAACGGCAATTTCTTTAGTGGTAAAGCGGCTAATTTACAAACAGATTTGGCTAATTACGGTACTGCTCTTGGAATTACTGGTAAAACAGGTCAAGAAAAAGCCGCTAATACTCAAAGTTTAATTGGTGGCGCGGCTGGTATTACTCTTGATTCTATTAAAGGATCAGGATTAGGTTCAGGTCAAGGATTTACCAATAAAGATTTGGACTTCTTGAACGATGCTAAATCATTTAAGGTCACTTGGAATAAAGAAAACATTGCTAGAGTGCTTGATTTGCAAGAAAGAGCGGCTATTGAAGGTGCTAAAAAATGGAATGGCCGTCAAGGTCAAATCCAAAAGTCTGCTACTGGCCCTATTAATGTTGGCCCTGTTGAAGTACCTTCACCTTATGCTGGACAAGTTAAATTAATCAGCGTTGAAAGCAAATAATGGCTGAAACCGTTATCGCAAAAGTTCAGCTTCCTGACGGGAATATTGGTACATTTGAAGTACCTAAAGGAATGTCACATTCTGACATTGAGGAACAAGCTTTAAGTGCTTATATGGCACAAGGGCGTACACAAAGTCTTTTAGCACCTGAATCAACAGAGAAAAGCATCCCTAAAGTATTGGCTCAAAGTGCTGGTAAAGCCGTTGCTAATATTGGCGATGTTATTGCTGGCGCACCTGAAAACTATAAACGTTTAGGTCAATATGCTTTAGGCAAGATACAAGGGCAAGACGTTGAAGTACCAAGAGGTGCTACGCCAATCACTAATGCTTTGATTAAACATGGCATTTTTACGCCACAAAACGAACCTAATACCCCAGCTTTAAATGTTGCTGATTTTGCTATTCAAGCCGCACCTGCTGTAGCTAGGGGTGATATTGGTTCTATTCCATCTTTTGCTAAAGCTACTGCTAAAAACCTATTGCCAGCAACAGTCGGTGGTAGCGCAGTCGAATTGGCTAAATCTTCAGGCATCGAAAATCCATTAGCGCAGTTTGCTATTGGTGCAGGCACTATGGCGGCTACCCATGCTCCTTTTGCATTGCGTCATACTGCGGCAGATGTAGCAAACCAAGCTACCCGTAATGTTACCCAAGAACAATTAAACCAAGCCAATGCTTTAGTACAAGAATCCTATAAGTTAGGATCACCAATCACGGGCGCGGAAGCTTTGGCAAAGGTAACAGGCGCAAGTCCATTGACTGCGGTACAACGTGTAGTGGAAAACTTGCCACAAAGCTCTGAAACAATGGCTACATTTATGGCTAAACGCCCACAAGCCAATGAGCAGATGGTGGCTAACGCATTGCGTAATATTAGCCCTAATCAACCTACTTCCCAAACTCCTGTTGCATTGCAACAAGCTGGTCAGCAATTGGTTCGTGGTGCTGAACAAGGCGTTACTGCCAATGTAAACCCTATCTATCAGCAAGGCATGGCTGAAATGCGTAATATCTCGGCAAACAAAGCTTTGCCTGTATTACCTGCTGAAGTTAAGTCTTTAATGCAAAATTCAGCTATTGATGATGCAATTAAACACGTTGTAAACGATTCTTATTCAGGCGTTAAGGGTTTATCCCCTAATGATCCTAGAACATTGAACGCGGCAAAGATTTACCTAGACGCTCAATATAAGAACTTTTCTAAATCTATATCTTCAAGTGAAGATAAGACCAAAGCTGGTAATGCGTATGGCGCAAGCCGTGAGCTAGATCAATTTTTATCCGCAAAATCGCCTATTTATGCTCAAGGTAGCAAAAATTACGAAACAGCATATAAAACGCAAATTGAGCCATTAAAGGCAAGCCCAGTAGGTCAGATTGCTGAAGGTAACGTTGGTCAAGAAGTATTGATGCCAAATAAACCCGTGTCTTTATATCCTGCCGATATTAAGCGTACCGTAGAGTTATTGCGTAGAAAAGATCCTACTGCCGTTCCTGATTGGACACGCCAGCAATTAGAGGGAATCTTTAACGAAACTGGTCAGAACTTGCAAAATGGCCCTAATCAGTTTGGTGGTGCTAAATTTGCCGCGACAATTCAAGGTAATAAGCAACAAAAGGCAAACTTGCAAGCATTAGTCCAAGAATCCGCTGGTATGCAGGCGTATCAAGGTTTTGAGCGTGTTTTAAACAATCTTGAAGCACAAGGCACAAGACAGGGCGCAGGCTCTCAAACATCGTTTAATAACCAATTCCAAAAAGAACTATCTGAAGGTGGCCCACTTGCGGCCGCAAAGTTAATCTTTAAACCATCAGAAGTAGCTACCAAATATGAAGAATATCGTTTGGGTAAAAACGCCAATAAACTAGCGGATATGCTGACAAACCCTGATTCTATTAAGCAATTACAAGATTTGGCTAGAACTAAACCAAATACTGCAAAAGAACGAGCATTAGTTACTAGCATTGTTGGTGGTTATGTAGCCCAAAAACCTGAAATGACAGAGGAATCAAAATGAGTAGAAACGGATCGGGAGTATATTCCCTACCTGCTGGCAATCCAGTAGTTACAGGCACAACAATTAGCACGACTTGGGCTAATAGCACGTTGACAGATATTCAAAACGCCCTTACCCAATCTGTATCGGCAGATGGTCAAACTCCTATTACTGGAGCGTTACAAATGGGTGGCAACGACATACAAAATGCTGGTACAGTTACGGCTGTTACTGGTATATTTGGTGGTTCATTTTAAGGAAAAATCATGGCGCAGACAGGCTATACCCCAATTTCAATTTACTACAGTTCAACTGCTAGCAACGTTCCTACCGCTGGTAATTTAGTCGCTGGCGAATTAGCTATCAACACGGCTGACGGTAAGTTATTTTATAAAGATTCTAGCGGTGTAGTACAGACTTTAGCTACCAAAGGTGGAAATGTTTCTTCATTTAGTGGTGGCACAACTGGTTTAACACCAAATACAGCTACTACAGGGGTAGTTACACTTGCTGGTACTCTTGCAGTTGCTAACGGTGGTACAGGCGGCACTACTTCTACTGGTTCTGGTGCCGTTGTATTAGCCACTAGCCCTACAATTACAAATCCATCATTAGGCGGCTCAACTTCAGGAAGCGTTACATTAGCTGTCCCAGCTGTAGCTGGTTCTAATACTGCAACACTTCCAGCCGCTACTGGCACAGTAATGGTTAGCGGTAATATGCCAGCGTTTAGAGGTGCGGCATCAACAAATTACACAATTTTAAATGTTACAAATACACAAATAGCATTTAATACAAAACAATTTGATACTGCTTCTGCTTATTCAAGCGGTGTTTTTACTGTCCCTGTAACTGGTTATTATCAAGTTAATGCCACTATTGCATGGAGTGGCGATATTACTGGTCAATGGTCATTTAACTGGAGCATAACTAGCGGAAATCCAGTTTATACAAATGCGGTGCAAATAAATACTGCAACAGGAAGTGGAACAAACCATTCTTTATCTGCTTCTGATTTATTGTATTTGACTGCTGGACAATCATTAACTGGTTGGGTATATCAATCTACTGGTGCTACAAAATATGTAACTGCTGGTGGCGAAACTTTTGCAAGTATTGTTTTAGTAAGGGCGGCATAATGTTTGAAAAACTTAAATCAATTTACCCTTCTTTGACAGAAGCGGATTTTCACCCATTAACAGGCACAATTCTTATTCAAAAAGACCTTGATAAAGAAGAACCTTACATTGCTAAATGGGAACACCCTACACTAGCTAAACCAAC